AGACGTATTTCTCAACGATACACCAATTTTAAGAGCCAGCGCATCATCAACAGACCCACAAGATGTAGATTTTAATTTTCAAGATGTAACATTTAATTCAAGACATGGTACTGCAAACCAAACAAAAATTGATGGTGTGGAAAGTTCTTCTTCAAATACGCCTGTCGGTATTGAAGTAACAGCATCTTCGCCAGTAACAAGACAAATTACAAATACAAATGTTGATCGTGTAAAAGTTACAATTACATTTCCACAGATACAAGTGGCAACAGATAGCGGTGACTTGTTAGGAGATACAGTTCAATTTAAAATTTCTGTTCAATATAATTCTGGTGGGTTTACAGATGTGCATACTGATACGGTTACGGGTAGAACAGCTGACGCATACCAAAAAGATTTTTCAATAAAACTAACTGGTTCTTTTCCTGTTGATATAAGAGTCACAAGAATAACTGCGGACAGCACCACTAGTAATACAGTAAACGCATTTCAATGGACAAGTTTTTCAGAAATAATAGATGATGCTTCTACATATGCTAACTCTGCTTATAACTCAATCAGGCTTGATTCACAACAGTTTGGTTCTATCCCTAGCCGGAAATTTCGTATTCGCGGTATCAAAGTAAGGATTCCGGGAGCTGGCGCTTCTAGTTCAGGAACACCAACTGTTGATATTGCAACTGGAAGAATTGTTTACCCAGACGGATATATTTTTAATGGTGTTATGGGTGCCGCTGTTTATACGAACTGCCCTGCGATGGTGTTACTTGACTTACTTACTAATACTCGTTATGGATTTGGCGATCATATAACAGATAGCAATCTTGATTTATTTTCTTTTGTAACTGCAAGTAAGTTTGCTAATACTCTTGTTGATGATGGGCTAGGAGGGCAAGAGGCACGATTTAGTTGCAATGTAAACATACAAAATTCCTCTACAGCTTTCGATCTTATCAATGAATTAGCTGGTGTTATGAGATGTATGCCTATTTTTTCTGCTGGTTCAATTACGATTACTCAAGATTCGCCAAAATCAGCAAGCTATTTATTTAATCTAAGCAATATAACATCTGATGGTTTTAATTATTCTGGTAGTAGTTTAAGACAAAGACATACTGCTGTTGCTGTTTCATACTTTAATATGGACAGCCAAGATGTAGATTTTGAAGTTGTAGACGATACAACTGCACAAAGTAAATTTGGAATTATTACAAAACAAGTAAAAGCTTTTGCTTGTACATCTAGAGGACAAGCTGCAAGATTAGGCAGAGCAATATTATTTGCCGAGCAAAACGAATCTGAAATTGTTAGTTTTACAACTTCAATAGATGCTGGCGCGATAGTAAGACCCGGCGCAATTATTGATATAGCTGACCCTGTTCGTGCTGGCGTTAGGAGAGGTGGAAGATTATCTGCTGTTGCTTCAACAACAGTTATGACTATTGATGATGCAAATGCTTCTGATTTAGCAACGACGAATTCACCAAAATTTAGTGTTGTTTTACCAGATGGCACTGTTGAAACAAAAGATGTTTCCAGTATTACCTCTGCTGGTGTTGTTACAGTAAGTTCAGCCTTTTCTCAAACACCGAATGTCAACACTGTTTGGCTTTTAGCAAACACAACAGTTGAAGCACAAAAATTTAGAGTAATAACTGTTGAAGAACAAGATGGTATAAATTTTTCAATTACAGCATTATCTTATGTTGAAGCTAAATATGATTTTATTGAAGATGGTTCAAGCTTACCAACAAGAACTGTATCTGTTTTAAATGAATTAAAACCACCACCTTCAAACCTTTCTGCGACAGAAACAATTGTTCCTATAAATAATCAAGCGGTATCTAAAATATTTATTAGTTGGCAGCCTATTGTTGGTGTTATTGAATATCAAGTAAATTACCGTTATGAAAATGGAAACTTTGTTTCGGAGAAAGTTTCAAGACCTGACTTTGAAATCAAAAATAGTCAACTTGGAACATATGAAATACAAGTATTTAGTTATAACGTACAGGGTCAGCTTTCTGCTACATCAAACGATCTTACTTTTGAAGCTATAGGAAAAACAGCAAGACCGCAAGATGTTACAAATTTAAGAATAGAACCAATATCAGATCAATTTGTCAGACTTAGATTTGATAAAGCAACAGATGTTGACGTGACCCACGGCGGAAACGTGGTCGTCAGGGCGTCAAATATTGCTGATGGTACGGCAACTTTTACAAATTCTGTTGATGTTATTCCAGCTTTGCCCGGAAGCGTAAGTGAGTCTATTGTTCCAAATATTGTAAATGGCGAATATATTTTAAAATTTAGAGATGACGGTGGCAGATTAAGTGAAGGGGAGACTTCTGTAATAGTAAACAGCCCTGACCCATTTCCTAAATTAACAGTATTAACAGACAGAGAAGATACAGATTCACCACCTTTTGCTGGTACAAAAAATGATTGTTTTTTTAGTGATGATGTAAATGGTCTTGTTCTTGGTTCTTTAGTAACTCTTGATGATGCCCCAGATTTCGATGCTATTGCTGATTTTGATTTTGTTGGTGCTGTTGATATAACTGGTGGTTCATATGAATTTTCAAATACTTTAGATTTAGGTAGCAAACAACCATTAAGATTACGCAGACATTTTGTAACACAAGGGTTTTATCCTAATGATTTAATTGATAAAAGATCAGCCAATATTGATACTTGGACTGATTTTGATGCTGCTACTGCCTTTAATGTTGGAGCATCATTATTAGTTGCGACAACTGACCTTGACCCTGATTTAACAGTTTCATCAGGAGTGACTTATGAACAAAGTGGAACTACCATCACTGTAACTAAAACCGCGCATGGATATTCTGTCGGTGATTTTGTTGTAATTACATTTACCGCTGGAGGTGCAACTGATGGAAATTATGAAATCACATCAAAAACAGATAATACATTTACAGTTACTTCAGTTACAAGTGCGACAATATCTGCTGGAACAGCTTGCACTTTTGGAGCAAATTTTACAAGATTTAATCCTTTTGTTAATGGTACTTTTGTTGGCCGTGGTTTTAAATTTAGATGTGAAATGGACTCTGATGACCCCGCGCAATCTATAGAAATAGATCAGCTAGGATATACAGCGGAATTAGACAGTAGAACAGAAACAAGTCTTGGTAATGCAGGGGCTTCAGGTGGTGGAATTATCTCTTCTGGAACTTCTCAAAAGGCAGTGACATTCACAAATACATTTTTTACGGGCAACACAGGAACTGGTGTTGCTGCAAATTCTGTTTTACCTAGTATTGCAATAACAATCGAAAATGCACAAGCTGGTGATTTCTTCACTTTATCTTCTATAACAGGTAGTGGATTTAATATAGATATAAAAAATGGCTCAAGTCATGTAGATAGAGAATTTAAATATACTGCAACAGGATTCGGGCGTGGTAGTTAGTTTTAGATTAGGATATACTTAGATAAAAAATTAGATTAGGCAATGGCAACTCACGATTACGTTATAGACAACTCCACGGGAGCTAATGTCAGGGCTGATATTAATAATGTACTGCAAGCTATATTAACTAATAACAGTAGTTCTTCAGCCCCTTCTACGACAGCAGCCTATATGTGGTGGGCTGACACTACAAACGGTGTTTTAAAAATAAGAAACAGTGCAAACGATGGTTGGGTAGAACTTTTACAACTTGACGGAACAATAACTTTAGAAGATGGCAGTGCGTCTACCCCTGCACTTGCTTTTAGGGATGATTTAGATACTGGCATTTTTTCTGGTGGTGCTAATCAATTACAAATTGCAACTGGCGGTACTGAAAGAGTGGAATTTAAAAACGACTCAACAATTTTTAATGATGGTGGCGCAGATGTAGATTTTAGAATTGAGGGCGATACTGACGCAAATTTATTTAGTCTAAATGGTGGCACTGATAAGATCGGTATAGGTACTTCATCCGCTGGTTTAAAACTTCACATACAAGATGGTGCTTTAGCTTCTGCACCGACTCCAAATAGTAACTGTGATGTAGTCATTGAAGGAACAAATAATACAGGGATTCAGTTTTTATCTGATACACAAGCTCAATTAAGATTTGGTGATGCTGCATCAACTGCCGCTGGTTCAATAATTTATCAACATACAGATAATAATTTCAGATTAAATTATACTGATTTTTTGAGTTTTAATAATGGTAGTGGAGAGGTTGCGCAACTAGATTCGAGTGGGAACTGTGGTATCGGAACGTCAAATCCATTAAAAAGACTGCATATTGCTAGTGCTGGTGATGTGGGTTTAATGTTGCAAACTACTAATGCAGTTGATGATAAGGAAATATGGGAAATAACTTGTGCTGGTAATGCTTCTAATCAAGCAGAGTTAATTTTCCGTACAAGAACAAATGCTGGTTCTGGTGGTATTGAAGCAATGCGTATAGACGATCAAGGTCGCATAGGGATCGGGACAGATGACCCAAGCGCACAACTTCATTTAGCTGCTGCTAACCCTGTTTTGCAATTAACTGGTACAAATGCTGGTAACTGTGTATTACAAACTGATGGGGCAGACTTAACTTTAAATGTTGATTCTGGTGATGCTAAGTCAAATAGTGCAATAGCTTTTAGAGTTGATAATAGCGAAAAGATGTCAATACAAGATGATGGAGACGTGCTTATAGGAACAACTTCAGGTGTTCAAAATGGAAGGCTTGAGGTTAGATCAGATAAAACGAGTGCATCAACAGTTACATTTGCAAATACTAATAGTAGTTATGTTGGCACTGTAATGCTTTTGCATGCAGAGAGAGAAACAACAAACAACTCCTACGAATTTTTAAATTGTAGAATTGAATCACCAAATCCGGGTGTACAAGCCTTTAGGTTAGAAGTTGGTGATGATGGTGATGTTAGAAATGTAAATGGTACATATACTACAATTTCAGATATTTCTCTTAAAGAAAATATTGTTGATGCAAATAGTCAGTGGGATGATTTTAAAAATTTAAAATTTAGATCATTTAATTTTAAAGAAAGCACTGGTTTTTCTACTCATAAGCAAATTGGATTAGTTGCACAGGAGGCAGAAACTGTTTGTCCAAATTTAGTTAAAACAGGAAAACCGGACGCAAATACAAAAGAAACACATAAGTTCGTTAAAACTTCCATTTTATATATGAAAGGAATGAAGGCACTACAGGAGGCCATTGCTAAAATTGAGGTGTTGGAAACCAAAGTTGCAGCTTTAGAGGCTGGTTAGTAAAATTGGTTAAATTACATTAGTTTTATGGCAACACCACAAGAACTTTATGACGAAACAAAAACTCGTCTTGATTTAAATATTGCAAAAGCACAAATGCTTGAAAAAGAAATACAACAAAAAGTAGCAGAAAAAAATCAACTAATGCAACCAATAATGGAAGATCAAGGTGCTATAAAACAACTTGAAAAGTTAAACGAGGTAGAAACTGCCCAAACGGTAGAATCTAAGTAGAATAAAATTAAACACTTATTATCATGGCTGTAACTTGGAATGTTATTTCTTTAGATGCAACAAAAACTGTCGGAAGTTTATCTGATGTTGTTACTACTGTCCATTGGACTGCTAATGATTCTGAAACTGTTAGTGGCGTAGTACATAGTGGATATTCCTATGGTTCTGTAGGACTTGCTGATGCTGATAGTAGCTCATTTACTGCTTATGCAGATATTACAAAAGATAATGCTATTGCATGGGCTAAAGCTGCACTAGGTACAGATGAAGTAACAAGAATAGAAACATCTGTTGCTGCACAGATAACAGAATCAAAAACTCCTACTGTGACTTCTGGTGTACCTTGGTAGATATTACTGATAGTCCTACATAAAGTGGTGCTAATGCACAGATTCCGCAGAAAGTTATAATAGTCACAGGTACTAATGCTTTTAAAAATGCTTCTCGAATCATGGCTCGTATTTCGCAGATATTATCTATTTTAAGTTTTTTAATTAGCGCGTCAATGTTGGGCGCGGGGGTCTATGGTTACATGATGGTAACGAGTGAAGATTTTAAAGAAAAAATGATACAACAAGTTATCGAAAAAATACCCTTACCAGAAGCTCCAAAACTACCAAAAACAACAGGCAATGTAATTCCATTTTAAATTTTGGAAATACCAGAAATAAATATTCCGAACATACATATTCCAGAACCTATCCATATTGAACCGCCTATCGTCCTCGATACGCCTGTTTCTGTTGATATGGGCGTTCCTGTCATTGATGCCCCTTGCGCTGTTGTACGCGATTCTCTGACGGGTGGTAAAGATCATTTTAATAATGACCCTGATGGAAATGTTGCCTTGTGCGATCACACCGCACCATTTTATTTTGCGCCTGATTATTCGCCATCTGCAAAAATAATTACACCGAAACAAAACACTAAGACAGAAGCGCCAGAAATACCAGAAATAAAAACGCCAGAAATTCCAAAAACAAAAGAAAATAATAATGATAATGTAATCGAAGTAAAAGAAATTGATTGCCCTGCGAAAGACCAACAATTTAGGTTAAACGATGTAAGAAATGCCGAAGCGCAAGAAAAAGTTGTCGGGTTTGAAGTGATAGATGGAAAATGTGTCGAGATTTGGGGAAAAACTGATTTTGTCGATAAATACCTTCCCTCGTCTTCAGTAGTGGCAACGACCTTAGTGGTAACTATTGTCGCAACATCCGCCGCAACTGCTACGCCTTTTTTAACTAGACTACTCAAGCCAATATTCAAACAATTAATTAATCAAGGAAAAAAACTAATTGGCAAAAAATCAGGAACAAAATTCAGTTCTTCTTCTCGTTTGAAGAAACAGAAACTTCTTTCAAAGAATGTTGATGATTAATTAAAGTATTGCTTGGGTTTGTTAATTCGACATCTTCGCATAATTTATAATATTTTGACGATTTTTTGAAATTATAACCCTTGGACAAAAGATCACCGCACGTTTTCAGACGTCCTAATTCTAGCGCGTACATATTGTCATTTATTCTTGCCTGAATTAAATCTGATTGTCTTTGTTGCGCTTCGCGGCATAATCTGACCGCCTTCCGATCAAGTGAAATATTCCAAGATAAACTAATTCCCGGCGAAATATTATATGTGTCTTTTTGCGCTGTTCTTATGGTTTTATATCCGATAATTTGGCCGGGATTGTCAGGGTCGCCATCGCCTATTGTCACGCCGTTTGCATCTGTAGCACCTTCTGTATCTTTTACTGAATATATGGGGTCAAGATAAAAATCTTGATAAGGTTTTGTAAATGAAGCCGATGAAGTGACGAATGGTTGGATAACTAAAGTATCAGATTGACAAACTACAGTGTTACCGCCGACTTGATTTTGAAATTGTCTTGTCGGCATATTCATTACGCCTAAATTTGTGACACTTCCAGAGGAGTTTGATACCGGATTGTTGGTCATATTTGTGTTTGCATAACTTGGGAACTGGACAGAAAAAAATAATATTGCGCCTGCTATCTTAAATTTTTTTATCATTGCGTAAACGTGGACGTTGATTCAGTGACAGATTGGACTTCAATGGTGCGGTCTATATGGACATAAGAATTTAGCCCCGGCCCAATATACGATTCGTGAAATTGCGTGGCCGCCCCTGCCGTTGATTGCTTCCATTGTGGTTTAGTAGTCAAATTTATTCCTGTTGTTGTAGATGTAACGCCGTTAATTGTTTGAGTAGCCCCTGCAATCGCTTCAGGGCTGATTGCACCGCCTGCCGTGACCGCTTCGATGTTAGAACCGCCAGTTGTGTATTGATAGCCGGTAGAGTAGGAATAAGACTGAATAATTTCTCTCGTACTTTGAGAACTGGTCGTTCGAGATATAGAACTTCCCGCAGAAAAATTTGGAATTACGGGAATAGCAAAACAGGGCGAACTGGATAATAAAAAAAGGCTTATAAATAAGCGCCGCATTATTCGATTTCGATTGAACTTGTAATTGAACCTGTTACGCTTGACCCTGCCGCCCCGGGGCTTAATGTTATAGTTCCGCCTGCTACTGAAGTTATACCGATTGATTGCCCTGTATTAGAACCGCCTGAATATGTGATTGTGTCGCCTGTTACTGGTAAAGAAGAGACAACGCCAGAAGAAACACTTGCTGTTGTTACTACCGCATCCCCTTGGATAAATGATTCCGAAAAACTTGTTGCGGCGCCTGCCGT